TATTTCTATTGATTGATCTTTAAATTCAGGACAGGAAAAAGGATCAATCATTATTCTGCTATATAAACAGGAAAGGCAGGAATGGAAAATCAGTTTTTGATTAGAAGAATCATCCATTCTTGAAATTGAAATTACGACCGGTTTCTTTTTGCAGACACCAAGTTTAGTTATGAATTGTTTCATTTAGTTCGATATCCTTTCTATCTGATATAGATTTCAATGATTAAATAATCAATAGAAAGGAGCGTGTTATGAGCAGAAGAGTACGCTATAATTCGATTTTGGTGAAAGATAAAGAAACTGACGGTTTTCTGCTTATCCCCATCATTAACGGGAGAATCAAATCACAGGGTATTCTCCTTGATATTTCTACAGATATTATTTCCGGCTGGTTAGAAAACGGTTCTTTGCCTGAAAACAGAATTCTTTTGGCTGAAGCCAAAATAGAAGGCGAAAACCAATATTTTATTACCAAAGCAAGCATAGATATGGTTTTGGACGGCAAAGAAGTTAACTTTTGGAATATTATAGACAATCCGGACTATATTTCCTATTTTCTTCAAAAAGTTAAGATTTAATTCCCTAAAGGCATTGACAATCAGGGAAGGAAATGTTACCTTTTGAATATTGAAAGGACGGAAATATGTTCAAAGCAATTGTCAGAGTCACGGAAGGCACTGGATCCAGTTATGGAATGCCTGCACATCTTTATGTCAGCGGGAATGGCATTGCTATGTCCAAGTCTCCGAAGAAAGCACTTACCGAAGCCAGGCGTCTCGCAGAAGCTAACAGGTCAGAAGATTGCGTTCAACAAGGATTGCCCAAGGGCATCGGCCTGATTCCTGTCTGGGACGAAACTATCCTATTCAAGGACGAAAAGATTGTGATGGTGAAGTTATGAAAATTGAAGTTTACAAAGTAACTGTCAAGCTAACCAAATCAATTGTTAATCAGTTGCAAAAAGCTACGCTTGAAGTCCTAAGACATGGAAAAGTCTTGGGGTATGTTGTTAATGTCCGAAAGGATATTCGGAAAGCTTTTTTGATTTCCTACAACGATGGACTTTTTTACATTTCTGATGATTGGCACACTTCGAAGAACTCGACGAGATTATTTCGCAGAATTGGGAAATGGAGTGTTGAATGGGATTTCGGAACCATTGAAAACAAGGAAGAATTTCTGAAAGAATATGAAATCGTTCTTAAGACCACAGTTCCTCAAATTTTCGTTTAAAGGACTTATGAAAAAAGAAAAATTTCACCCCTTCTTTTCTTATTCTAAGGGATGTCGGAAAACGGCTTGGGAAACTCCGGAATATCTGACAGAAGAAGATTGGGTATTCCTCGCAGGCTTGATTCCTTTCCTCGAATCTGATGATATCGGAGGGGCTAGAAATTATTTATTTCCTTTAGGAGAAAACTGGAATCTTACTGAGGATTTCTTTAATCATACAATCGGTTGGCCAGAAGGATATTCATATTGCCCGAAAATTGAAAGATGGTGCAAAGACATTGAAAAAACTTATTTCTATCAGTTAGGATTTCTAGTAATTAATAAATACTATTGTAAGATGAAAGAATCTCTTGAAAAGCATTTGTCTACTTGACAACCAAGATTAATCTGTGATATATTGACGGCATTGAAAGAAAGAACTTACAACATGAAAATTGACAGATTCCCAACAGCAGAAGAAGGTTTTAAACTTACCCCTTGTGTTTTTGCAGGGGTTGATTGCGTTCTTGTCGGGCCATTGGATATCAAGACCAAGTTCAACGAAGGAAACAAAATCTTCCGTTCCAGTATTTGGACTCTTGACGGAGATCCCGTTAGCTTGGGTTTCCGCAAGTTCACGAATTACGGAGAAGCACCTGCTTTCGAACCGTTTGATATTAACGATCCTAGCATGACGGCTGTCCAGAAAATCGACGGTTCCTGTCTTCTCGTCAGCAAGTTCCGTGGTCAACTGATTGTCAGAACACGAGGAACCATTGATGCCCGTCAAATGAAAAACGGCCAAGAAATTGATGAGCTTATCGCCAAGTATCCTGATGCCTTCGACAACGCTTGGCTGGATAACGGATATAGTATTTGCTATGAGTGGACAACTCCTAGCAATATCATTGTCCTTTCAGAAACGGAGACTCCCCAGCTTTGGTTGACGGCTATCATCAATCATGAGGATTATAGTTACCTGCCACAAATGATTTTGGATATTGAGGCTAAGAGGTTTGGTGTCAACCGTCCAAAAACCTACCGCTTCGAAAGCTTTTCGGATTTGGTGAACGCCGTTGAAGCTTTCAGAGGTATTGAAGGTGTAGTCGTTTATACCCGTGAAGGTCAAATCTTGAAGAAGGTCAAAAGCATCAGCTATTTGGCTCTCCACAGGATGAAAAGCCATCTAGGAAGTACTGAAAACGTCGTTGACTATTTCATCGCGAATGGTTGTAAAACCGCCGAGGATCTAATCAAGAAAGTTACCGAAGATAGCGATTATGAAATCGCGAAGGTTGTTTCTTTGTCCGCTTCGATGGTTGAGGAAGCCTATCGCCGCACGGTGGAACAGCTAGATGCGGCTTATTCATTTGTTGAACAAAACGTCAAATGTCTGACCAACCGTAAAGAAATGGCGAAGGAAATCCTTGGTCACAATAAGAAATTGTCGGGCTTTATGTTTCAAATGCTCGACGGTAAAATCAAACAACCTTGGAATGACATCGTTTTGAAAAAAATCATGATGGAAAATGTAAAGTAAAAGTTTTGATATTTTATTTAGGATGGGAGAAATAAACTATGAATGATGGATTTTGGATTAATTACGCGAATGGGAAAACAGTAAGAATTCATGAACACGAAACAGACATCAGGAATCCTGCCATTTTTAAGAAACTCGGTTTTAATATTAGAGAGATGGAAGCATTCAAGCCGTTTAAACTTGGTGTAGATCGTGAAAAGTTCATGTTGTGGCTGATGCACAAATATCCCCTTATGCGGGTACGCGGGCATGGTATTTCTACGACTTTCGAATTTGATTCCAGGTCACGTCAATCCCCTTTGGATGCTGTTTTTGAATTCGCTGAAAACAATCTCGGTCCATTTTCGATGTTAACGATCAACAACTTCGCAACAAAAGAATCTGTTGATATTTCTTTTGGATCTTTTAAGGATTTGATGGATAGTGACGGAGCCGAAGGTGTTTTGAGATACGGGTCAACTATTCGTATGAATACCAATGTTCTAAAAGAACTTCGTAAAATTTCACGGGTGTTAAAAAACACTGATATGTTAAAAAAGTAAAGGATGGCAAAAAAGTAATTGGATCTGATTATGTCTGTGCGGAGAATGATGAGAATGTTGCTGAACAATTCCTTTATCTTTTTTTTTTAAAATAGCCATTTACAAACCAGAAAGCTTTTGATACTATATCAATACAAAACCACAAATGGTTTTATTGAAGAAAGGAATTCTACATGAAAATTCAAACGTTGAAACAGGTGGTTCAGGGATGCGGGAAAGTCACTGTCCGACTGACGGATAAGCTTTTGGATGAATCTTGGGGACAGAAAGGCATGCTTGCGGATGTCATCCAATGTATTGACAAAAAAGACGGTTGCAGATTTGTTTTCGATTACCAACGCTATTTAGATAATGATCTCCCGCTCCAACCGCGAAATTATTACATTGCAAATGGTCTCGGAACCGCTTTTGAAGCGAGTCTGATGTCGATGAATCGGGTTCAAGAAGAAATCTATTTGGAAAAAGACGGTGAGATTTCTTGTGAACTCGTTGACGGACTTCTTGATAAATATCTTTCAAGCGGTAGTAAACTTTCATTCGTAGAGTGGATGGGGGCCAGACTTAATGTTACAAGTTCGGAAGACTTAGCCGTCTCTGAAATTAAAGCATTGGACGGAATGAAGATAGACGAACTTCATCAAAAGGCAGATGAATATTGTTAAACTGATAAGGAAAAGGAAAAAAGAAAATGAATGAAGGATTGAAGAATCCGATTTATGTTGAATATTATTCCCACTTGGGAGAAGATTGTTATAAGATTGACATCCCTTGGATTAATTACCACAAATATACGTTGGTCCTTTGTCCGGTAAATGAAGGAATTGAAAAAGCGAAGCTGGTCGCCGAAAAGGCGATTAAAGATGCGCTGTCCTTAGCCTTTGAAAACCCAATTGAAAAGAAGTAAAACAATGAATAGTGCGGAAATTATAAGGTATCTTGAAAAGGTTGATCTGAAAAGCATTTGTTCAGAACTTTCTGACTTTCAGATTTACGGAATTCTTCTTCCGGAAGGTCTTATTAAAACAATGATGCGGAGTTTTAATTTGACGGTACTCGAAGCCGAATATAAAATTGTGAATTATGTTATTTCTGCTGTTTCCTGTGGTTTGTTGCGTGATATCAGAACGGATATTAATTAGAAGGAAAGGAATAAAATAATGACAGAGAGAGTTTATGACGGATATGTGAAGGTTGATCGTGTTGACGTTGATTTGGGCGACGGGAAACTCATTAAGAGGGAAGTTGTCAGAGTTAGGGATGCAGTAGCCGTTCTTTGTTATTGCCCCGCAACTGATAAGTTTTTGTTTACCAAACAATTCCGTATCGGATCCAATGCAGAAACGCTTGAAGTCCCGGCAGGGTGCATTGATGGTAATGAAGAACCGATGAAAGCCGCCGTTCGGGAAGTCGAAGAAGAAACCGGACGAAAGGTTGTGATGATTCGAAAGGTTGGGGAATTTTTCCTGAGTCCGGGTTATACGACGGAGAAGATGCACCTTTTCTGTGCGGCTGTCGGAGAAACCGATTTGGGTCAACATCTTGATGGCGATGAATTTCTTGTCATTGTCCCTATGAGTCCGAAGGACATTACTGAGTATCCATTTAATGACATGAAGACAAAGTTCCTTGTTGATAACTTTATTTCACAATTCCCTTCTTGGTTTTCTTAACAAAAGTCAGTCGGGATATTGACAGATTATGTTCTCTGTGGTATATTGTCTTCATTCAAAGCAATCAAAGGAAAAGACTATGAACCATGAAGACAAAGAGTGTACGTTGATGCGGCATCAGATTATGATCGCGATTCGCGCCAACGGTGTTCCTGTCACAGGCGACATGTGGTTTTCCTTAGTGTTCAAGTCTAAGAACCAGCTAAAGGCAATGTGTAATGAACTTCACATCATCACGAAAGGTATCTGAAAATGATTAAAGAGGAAAATATGTTCAACAAAAAAGAAGATCAAAAAGAATATAAAAAGACCTGCATGTCGCCTACTCACAATCCGCCGACACATATCTATTTGACTCCAGGTGAACACGAATGGATTTGTGAAGCGTGTGGAACTGTTCAAATTATCGTTGTCCCCTGTGTGATGTATTAAAGAAAGGAAAATTGTTTTATGGAATACCTTCGACCTAAGACTCGCGGAGAATTGCGGGATGCCCTTAAGAAAGGCATTACTTGTGAAATCGATATCAGTAATCAGGAAATTACTGATATCTGCCTGAAATGGTGGATCAATTTCAGCGACTATAAAATAATGGAATCTGGAAATGAAGGCTGGTGTCTTTATGTTCCTAGTCTGTAACGGGTGATGACAAATGTCTAGAATTATTGTTAAACTAAAAGACTATTACTTTGAATATTCTACAATAGTAGATGCTCCAGTCACTTATGGAATGAAAAGGGATGAATTCGAAGCATACTATAGAAATGAATATGGAAAATCCGGTATGTAAAACTTCTCCAGCAGGATGAAACGTGTTGACCAAAAAGGAACGTCATCTCTTTATCACAATTGTGCGGAAGAAACTTTAAAAACGAATCTAGCTGGACATAATGGGGAAAATTTAACAGTAGAAGAAGTTTATAAATTTTACTGTTTAAGGGATATCATCTAAAAGGAAAATATGAATAAACACATCACTGGAAAGATTCCAGAAGACATTACGATATATCTTAAAGTGAAAGAAGAAGTTTCCCAAGCCGTAAGTGAAGACGAAGTTCAAATGGTTTTTTCTATGCCTGGTTTCGTTTTTGAAACGGGGAATAAAAAGACCGAAGGGACGGCAAGAAGCTGGGCTTTCGGATGGTCTTTCGATAACGAGGAATATCAGAAGGCATTGAATGAAAATCGGATACTGAACCAGAAGAATGTCCCGACTTGCGGATATCGTCTTGTCGGTCTTGAAAAGCGTTGTGAAGGTGGACGGGCTTGGAAAGTCTTAGATTCCAGAGGCAATCTATTCGATCTCCGAGAGGATGTTTTGCTGGATATCCTTCAAAATGCCGGTGTTGAAAACGGAATTATCAAGGCGGATCTTCTTTGGGCAACTGTCGGTTCTCAAATGAAGCTTATTCGCAAAGGTTCAAGTCTTCACCAAAGAATCTTAGACTATACATCCGATATGAAAGTGCCCAAGGTAAAGGAATTTGAAGTCGGACATGTATATACAGACGCGAAAGGTGAAATCAATCAGGTCTTTGTCGGATACTACGATGCAGTGAATTTTAATAAAGGGAAAACCGTTCGCTATAAGAATGGTTTGGTTTTTTATCGCCTTTATTACTGTCGTGAAGATAAAGACCGTCAACAAGACTTGAACCTTTGTGATTGGTGGAGACTTTCTATTAAAAAATCTTCTGCTCTTACAAAAGATTTGGGAATTCTAAAGATTCCTGAAATTTTCTTGACGAAATGCCGTAAAAATATCTGGACGTGTAGTTCTTTAACTCTTTCTTCTTATGAAGAGAGAATAAATCAATATTCCTATGGAAGACACCCCTATGGATACTCCTATGAACACTATTTGGGTGAAAGTTCTTTCTTATTTAATATGGAAGATTTTGCAGATACAATTGTAGATAATATTGACAAATGGGAATCCTGTTGGTATGATGTTGTCAAAACGGTTAAGTAAGGAAGTTTGTTTGTGAATTTACTTGAAGAAGTTAAGACCAGCGGGCAGGATTTTGAGTGGTATCCTACAACGGATGAAATGATTTCGGTCGTGGCTAAAAAGCTGTGTGAAATTTATGACCACAGCAAATTTTCATGCCTTGATGTCGGGGCTGGCGATGGACGTGTATTGTCTAAAATACATGAAGAATTTATTCGGGATTATGAAGAGTATTCAAAAGGGTATTACGGAATCAGCCAGAAATTCGCGATTGAAAAGTCATCCGTTCTGCTTCAGAACCTACCGGAAGACGTGATTATATTGGGAACTGAATTTAATAATCAGACGCTGATCGACAAAAATGTTGATGTCATTTTTTCGAATCCTCCGTATAGCGAATTTGAGTCATGGGCGAGCCGTATCATTCTAGAATCAAATTGTAACAATATCTTTCTTATTATTCCCCAGAGATGGAAAGACAGTGTTAAAATTAAGTTGGCTCTTGAAAAGAGAAATTCAGAAGCGGAAATTCTTTTTAGCGGAGATTTTCAGGACGCAGAAAGAAAGGCTCGCGCAAATATCGATATTCTTTACATTAACCTGAACGGGGGAAAATCTAGGGATCATGTTGACCCTTTTGATCTTTGGTTTAACGAAACATTTAAATTTTCTACCCCCGAAGTCATCAAAGAAGAAAAGAAAAAAGACAAGAAAGACGAACTCGTAGGAGGTAGGAATCAAATCGAAGTTCTGGTTGAACTCTATCTGAATGGGTTGTCAAAGCTTATTGAAAATTATCAGAATGTCAGCAAGATCGATCCTGAAATTCTTCGAGAAATCGGAGTTAATGTTTCCAATGTCAAAATAGCACTGAAAGAAAAAGTTAACGGTTTGAAGAAACATTACTGGGAGGAACTTTTTTCCCGTTTGGAATCTGTCACAAAGCGTTTGACTTCCAAGACCCGCAATGAAATGCTCTATAAAATGAATCAGTATACCGGCATCGATTTCACGACAGAAAACGTTTATGCTATTGTCATGTGGGCTCTTAAAAACGCCAACAAGTATATTGATTCTCAGCTTCTCGATGTTTATAAGGATATGACACGGGAAGAGAATGCACAGGCTTATAAAAGCAATGTTCATATGACCAAAGACACTTGGCGTTATTGCCGCAGTGGCGACGAAAGGGCGTCTCATTATAGTCTTGATTACCGCATTGTTCTTTGTCATTGGAGCGCACTTGAAAGTTATAGCCATCAGAGGCGTCTTTCCACTCGTACCGCCGGTATGATCAATGACATCTTCACGATTGCAAATAATCTTGGTTTCGATGTTATCAACGATAGTTACGAACGGGATTGGGAATATGGGCAGCTTGAAACCTTTTATTTCAAAACAGAAAAAAAAGACAAAGACTTCAAACAAGAAGTTTTCTGCACCATCCGAATTTATAAGAACGGAAATATTCATTTGAAATTCAATCAGAAGTTCATGAAAGCTATGAATATTGAGGCCGGTAGGCTTTTGGGCTGGTTGAAATCTTCGAAACAAGCAAGTGAAGAAATGAGAATTGACGAAGAAGAAGCAGAATCCCTGTTCTTGACAAATATCCAAATCAAGACCCTTCCTCTCCTAACTGCATAAAGGACAGTATGACAAAAGAAAAACTTCAAGAGGTTCTCCGAAGCGTCGAGGCACAAAAAAAGACGAGGAATTGCTAAAGACAGATTCCATCTATTGTTGTCAGAAACTTATGGAACATTATCAAGAAGCCTTAAGCTTTTTTGAAATCATGAAGGAATGTGGAAAATTTTCAGAAAAGGAAATTGAAGAAGAGAAGAAAATCCTTTCTGAAGTAGAAGATGCTATCATGTTCTATGGGTTCCGTTTTTTGCCTAAAGGGGATGGACAATGACGGAGTAGTTAGGTATATTGGAAACATGAAAACAAGCTACCAAGTCATCAGGACACTTACAGCAACGCTTGATTTGCCTCTTGGTCATTATGCCAAAAAAGAAGCAGAAGAACGTGTTTCCGAGATTTATTCCAAAGCGAGAGAAAATGAAAAGATTATTCGTCGGAAAATGAAGAAAGAACGGATTCCTCTTTATTTCGAAAAGCCTGAATATTTTGACATCTGCCAATATGTCTGTAAAACACTGTTTGTCAGAGGTATTAAGAAACTTGTTTTTAGAAGCCCGGATGTAGACCAGAGTGCAAGTGCCCATTATTTTAGGGGTGAAATCCATGTCAAGGATTGTAACGCCTGTCTGACGACAATTATTCATGAACTTACCCACCATATTGAAAGGTGTGAACATGCAAGGGGAGATCATGGCGATGCTTTTGTTGAATTCGAAAATCTTGTCTTTGAATCTTTTCTGTCTTGGTATTATTCCAACTCTCTTGACAAGATTCAAAAATTTTGGTAATGTATCAGTATTGAAAGCAACGAAAGGAATTTTTGACATGGACTATTATGAGAAGGTTGTAAACGCCATCCAAGAAATTAAAAAAATAGGGATGCAAACCATTTGCAAAGAAGTCATCTCCTTTAAGACTGGCGGTTCTACGGTTCAGGAAATGAATATTGTGAAAGTCTCTAAAAAATACGGATTGTCGATTTCAGCAATCGTTGACATTGTTCAGGATCTCGCGGTTTCTGGTTTGTCCTGTGGTTTATATGAAGAAAAGAATAACTAACAGTATAATACACTTTGATGGATAAAAATATGAACGTTTCAGATATTGACATTGGAGATTATTTTATTACTTCCGCCCTTCCTGCAAAACGGGCGTTTCGATACGGAATCCTTTGTAAAGAAAAGGAAGACCTTAAGATCATTTTTGAACGCTACACTAGCGGAGAAGAATTTGCACTGTTTATCAAAGACGGGCAAGTCGATACTGGAAACTGGGTAAAGACAAGCCTTAATGGTGAAGAGAAAGTAAAGGCGGTAATTTTTCGTCTTGATCACGCTCAAGAGACAGAAGAGCGTCTTCAGTGGGAAATTGATTCCGTGACTAATGACATCCACGATAATAAGAAAACCACAAATGATATTTTAAAGTCATTTATTGAAAGGGAATTGTAAAAATCCGATTCATATTCACAATGGCGGAAATCACGAATAAAAGGAATAATAATGCTAAATATTAAATTCGATAAAGTAGTAGAAACTCGTCTAGTTAAAACTGTTAATCGGTTTC